ACCCGTGGGCGCTCAGACATGCGTGATTTGACAGGCTTGCCAAACATGTCCTTGAGCATCTTGTCTTCAGGCGTTCCTTCAAAGGCCGACTGGTTGCCAGGGTACAAATTCAGCTTGGTTTTGTCGTAATCAATGTAGTAGTAACTCGCAATACGCACTGTGTCTTCATTGAGCCAGTTGCTGATTGACTGGTCACCCACGCCAAGGGATTGGAGCGTAGAGATAGGCGCAGCATCGGGGTACTGGCGCTCATATTCTGCTTTGGTCAGGTCTTCGGTAATGAAGCAATACTTGGCGTCTGCACCAGTTGGGTCTTGGATCAAAGGATCCATGTAGACCGAGAAGCTGTTGCGGATGCGGCCAATCTTGATGTCCTGATCGAACGTGTTTTCGTCACAGTACTCGGTCATCAGGGTGATGTAGCCTTCGCCGTAGGACACCTGATTCTCGCAGGCCGTGTCGTATGCCACGTCAGCGTCAGAGATGTATTCAATGTGGCGAATCATGCCGTTAAAAATCTCAGCCACTTCCACGTCAGCGTTGTCATCGACTGGAATGACCTTCGCGCCTGGGCGGTTCTGACGCATGTCATTCGTCACTTGACGAACGTGCTGCGGCAGTTTGTTGATTGTCAGCGTTGGGCGTGCGTTGATCGTCTGACCCTGCACCGCGCCGCGAGTGGCCAATACGTCAGCAGGCCACTGCCAATGATTATCGGGTGATCCGGCGTAAAAGCGCAGATCGTCAATTTCATCTTCGCGGCTCTCAGCCAGCGCGGAGACTGCCATGTCCAACCGAGCGCGGGCGGTTGTCAGAATGTCTGAGTCAGACTTTGGTGGTTTGCCGCCAGCGGCTACATTAGCCGCCGCGACCATTCCGGTTGGATCAGCCATTATTTTTTCTTTGCAGTTTTAGCAGACTCTTTAAAATCTTTGGCCGAAGGCGCTGCCTTTGTACCAGGCTTGTTCATCTTTTCGCCAGAGCCAGCTTTAATGCGTGCTTGCTTTGCGTGAATATTGGCATAAAGCCCAGGTTTGGTAGCCATATCAACACTTCCATCGTTTAAGAGCCGCTTTAGCGCGTTCGCCATCTTTGGCGTTGGCCGCTACTGCGCCCATTCTTGCACAAAATGAATCCTTGCGCCCCTGATCTGCTTTGGTCTTAGGATTAGGCGCTGGCGCCTTTAGATTGCTGCCAGTTTCTCGATTGTACTTCTCACGCCCTTTGGCGGTCAAGCCAGCACCTTTGGACACCGGCAACTTTTCGCCTCGGCCAACGCTTAGAGAAACATTTTTCTTTGTAGCCATCTAACTTCCCATCCATGAAGTTGCAACCGCCGTCCTGTCAGTGTACTTGCGGCTTGTTTCCCTCGCAGTATATTCCCTATGAGCCACAGGAAACGCAAAAGTAACACAAATTGCGTCTGCTGCGTCAGGACTGGCCAAACCTCGGGCCTTCATGTCCTTCTTGCTCTCCAAAAATATAGTGCCCCTAGAATCTGGCTTGATCATAGGCGATACCAAATCAGTTTTCAAGAACCTATCTTTGGGAATTGATGCGCTGCGTAGCCAATCCTTCATTTTCCCCCACATTTCAGCCCTTTTATTGCCATACATGATCGGATTTGCTGATTTATTGCCAAAGTTGACACCTTTGATTTTGTATCTTTGTTCCTTCAAACGGTCAACAATGCCCGCCCCAAGGCCACCTTCATCAATCACCACCATGGCAGGCTTGAATTCCTCCATGGCCTCAATGATGTGGCCAACCACTGTCATGGTGTCATCACCTCGATGCCTGTCAATGCGCACAATGTCCCTGCCTTGGCGCACTGCAATCACCGTGGCATCAGCGCCAAAGCGTGCAGGGTCAACTCCAATGATGATGGGGGCCGTCTGATCCTTGTACTTAGGCCGTGCCATGGCCTCATCCACAATGTCTGCCGGTATAAACTGGTCATCACCCTCAGACGGGAACATGCCATAAACCTCAACATGTGCTTGGGAGGAATCTGGGCCGTATTCGTCAATGATGTTTTGATAGACTTGTTTGTCTGTGCCTTCTACAGTGCGTGCGTCAACCACCTTATTACTCCAAAAGTCGCGCTTGGAGTTAAAGCACTCATAAAAGTAGCCAGTGTTTCGGCGTGGATTGGAGAACGCCAGCCAAAGGCGGTTTGGTGTGTTCTCGGTAAAAAATCCAGCCGTCACAGCCCAGATCGAGTCATCGATACCACTGGCCTCGTCAAAGATCACCATCACACCATCAAAGTTGTGGACACCAGCGTAAGCATCTGGGTTCTCCGCAGACCACAGACGGCCCTCAACAGCCCAATACCGTGTGCCTTTTTTCAGGTCTTTTTCAACCAGTTCAGTTAACCAGGCAGCAGGAGTGATCTTGGTGGCCGCAACCTCAAACCAATGACTGTTAATACTCATGGCCAACCACTTCGTGATCTCAGCCCATGTGACCGCACGCAGCTGGGCTTCTGAGTTGGCCGAAATAATGGTGGTAGAGCCAATGCGGGTGGATAACATCCAGATGGTGAGCCATGACACAAGGGCAGACTTGCCAATACCGCGGCCAGAACTGACTGCACTGCGCAGGGTGTTGAAATCTATCTTGCCCTGGTTGTCTTTGATGTGCTGGGCTATCTCCCGCAGGACTTCGCGTTGCCACTTGCGCGGCCCCTTGAAGTTTTGAAGGGGTGTGTTCTCTTGGCCCCAAGGGAAAGCAAACAACACAAACGCCTCGGGGTCATCGGCAATCGCCGGTGTCCACAGCGTGGCCATCAGTTCTTGTTCGTCTTCGGGCTTGTAGATTGTGGTTTGCATTTATCTATCTTGACGTTCAAGAATTTTTATATTTTTTTCTTCGCCAGGAAACATGACATAGTTATATGTTTGCGCTGGTGGAATCATTTTTCCTTCTGGGTTTCTTTGTAAAAACTCAAGTGCGCCAGCTTCAGAATTAAAAATATTTTGCCCACCTTTAGGACTTTGAATAATCCATTCTGGTTGCCTTCTAGAAAAATTATCTAGATATTTAATTCCAGATACACCTTGTTGTCTTAAAAATTCTGAAGCATCAACTTTTGGATTTTTACTTCCTAATCTTTCAAATTCTTTTGCTATTTCAGCATACAAATGCGCTCCACTTGTTCCAGTTGAGCCACTTCCAAATTTTTCTAATGCCGCAGCACTAACTTTTTGTCTTACATCTTCTTGAACTGGGTAATACCAATCAATCATTTGTGCTATTTTTTCATCAGGCAAATCTGCTTTATACAAATAACCCGAGCCAGCTTTGCTTCTTGCTCCCACTTTTTCCCATTCACCTAATGTTTTCAATGCTGCCTGCACATTTGGCCCTTCACCAAATCTCCTGACTTGATCAGCCGCATATGCAAATGGATTTGAACTTTGAATTTGGAATGCGTAATCCAAAGCATCTGCCGCCCTAGATTCTCCTGTTACCATTCTTCTTGGCAATTCTTTGTACAAAGTTTTTCCAGATGGATCAACAATTTCAGTTCTAGCAGTAGTTTTAACGTACTCCTCGCCAGTTTTTATATTTCCACCCGTGTAAATTCCATGACCGTAAGCCTGTGCACCTTCACCAGTGCCAATCTTGCTTGCATCAAATTCACCCAATGGATTGCGTGCAGTTGGTGGAAATCGATGTGGTGAGCCATGATAAACATCTAAAGGACTGACAGTCCTATTAGCCAAAGCATTCAACATTTCAGCAGGCAATCCACCACGCTCCATAATGCCTGGCACTACCCTCTCAGCATAACGCTCACCAGCTCTGCCTGCTTTCATTGCAGATTGACCACCAGCCAACGCCGCCTGCCTTGCTAACCTCGCGGCCTGCAACGCCTCTGCCGGTGTCATTGGCGCCAGTGCGCCTAGATTGGCCGCCGCCTGCTGGGCTGGGCTTTGAGGTGGCAAAGGCAAAGTCTTGAGCAGTTCTTGCGAGCCATACGGCACTTGCGTCTGTGGGCCGTAGTCTGTATCGCCGTACATCTCCATTGGCATCGGTGTGCGCAGCATGTTCAATATGTCAGACGGCATACCGGCGGTTGCGGCAACCCTGCCACGAAGTGCCTGCACCGGCATGTCAAGCGCGGCGCGGGGGTCTTGCACCGTCCTGTTGCGCCGCAGTTGCGGGTAAAAGCCAAACGCCGCACCTAGCGCGTTTAAGCCTTCAGGGGTCAATGCGTTGTTGATTGGCATGGGGCAGATAATAAATCATTTTTTTAAAAAATAAAAATAAAAAATGTGCGCGGGGTATACGTTACCTCGGCCCTTTCGCGCCGGCCCTATGGGGGGGGCCATCGGCCATCCGGCCATTGTTAGTGGGCACTTACTGACCCTAATGTTAGTGGGTACTTACTTATTTAGGTGCAAAATCAGAAATGAATATTAAATGCTACACCTACTTTATACAGTGTCCATTATGTTAAGTTGATATGCGGTTATGCACAGCTTATACATGACGTATTGCCATCGTATTGAGTTATGCACAGACCAGCATGAACAACTGGCAAAACACCCTGTGGATAACTTGCCCGATCGGCTATGTTAGTGAGCGCTTACCAACCTCTAAGTTAGTGAGCGCTGACTAACTTTTTCTTTGAAAAAGGGGCGGGCGCGTGCGCGTAACGCTACAAAATCTATGCATTTGTTGCATAACATTGCACATTACGCTTCCTTGACTTCCGCATCAACTACGTTGCTCTCGTCCTTCAAAACGCGCTGCTTTGCTTCTTTGAGCGCATCCATCACGCTGATTCGGTTATCGGTTACGGCAACGTCAATGCGATCACCATAGGTCTTAGGCTTCAACTTACTTGCAACCCACTTGCGTGCATCGACTTGCATTCTCTTTTGTTGCACCCATGCAGACGCCATAGGGCCTTCTAAACCGTCTGGCATCTCTTGGTCAGCCAGTTCAATGATTTCCTCTGCCAAACGGTCTGCACGGCTTTCTACGGCCTTTTCGTACATGGTTCTGAACTCAGGGCTGTTTCTAAGCGTAAGCATCACCAATTGATACGATGGCATTCCTTCTGCCTTAATCGCCGTGCTTAGACTTTTGCCTTCCGAGATTTGCTCGCATAAGATTTGCCAGCATGGATTGTCCATGCCATACACAACTGGTCGACCGCCAGGGTGCTTTTGCACCGCCAAGTTTTCAGTCACTTGTAAACTCCTTAAAAAAGAAGGTACTCACACCAAGTGGCGCTTTCCCCGAAGGTGCGGCAATGGCAACTGCGCACACCATCATGTTATCACCTCGATCTCAACCTTGTACACATTCGGCCCACCAGAACGCTGACAATACTGCCACTCAATCATGTCGCTGCCATCATCAACGCCAAGCCAGTCAGCAACACCGTCCCTGACCGCTTTGAACCCAGACTGAAGGTTATCCCCATCTAGCTTCCTTGGAGCGACTCTGGTCAACACCACGGTCACTGGCAATATCTCCACGCCAAAAGACTGTGCGACAGCTGCCAGTGCCATTCTCGTCTTTTGCCGCTGGGTTTTAGTCAACCTTGCTTTGGCCGCCCAATGCAACCGCATGTTGGCCACTGAAACAATTTTCATATCCATCTCAACTTCAATCACACCAACCCCCTGTCCAAAGTACGGATGTACCGAACCCCTTTATGTACCGAACCTGAACGTATCTGTAGATACGTTCGGTACGTTTCGGTACACCAGAGGGGGGGTGCTTCGGTACATTTCGGTACGTTTCGGTACATTTCGGTACATGGTTCGGTACATTTGCCATGTACCGATGTACCGAACTCGGTACATTTCGGTACAGTTCGGTACTTTTTGCTCGTAACCAAATTACCATTTCGGTACATTTCGGTACAAGTCCATGGTAACTTTGTTTCAGACTGCCTCATTTGGCTCGACTTTCGGTACGGTTCGGTACATGCCGGCGTTCTCCAAAACCATGGATTTCTTCATCAAGGCATCCAAACATTCCTTAAATCGGCGTGAATTCAGACCATGCTCTTTGGCGCTTTCACGCCATTGATCGTAATCAGCCATGGCCGCAAAACCCTCAACACCTTCGCTGGCTCGCTTGGCTTCAATGGCCACCAGGCAGTTCAATGCAATGCGTTGGTTGCCCGATAACACCACCCGCTTTTGGATGTTGCCCATCAGGCCGCTGATGTCCACCGCGGTAAGGTACGCACCCTTAACTGGCAGGCCGTGCTTGTCTTGGATTGGCAAGTCCACCTGAGTGATCTGAAAGTTCTTAGGCGCAGGCATCTCTGCATCCTTCATCTTCTTGGACTCAAACGCTATTGTTTTTGTTCCCGAATCTAACTGGCATCGGTATTCCGCATCCAGTGCACCCTTCAGGGCTGTCGATCCCCGACTGCGATCCTTGTCAGCCACGCCTGAGTGGTGAACCACCAAGACGCAGCACTTCCATGGTTGGCGAAGGTAGACATCCAAGTGCTGAATAAAGGCATTCATGTCTTGGGTGCTGTTCTCATCCCCGCCATGGTTTCTGGCCAGAGTATCAATGATGATCATGCTGGGCACGGTTCCCGCCTGCGCTGACAGCTCTTTGATTGACTCTGCCACCACTGCCGCCTCAGTTGCGTCATACAGCTGCGCCGCACGGTGGCTTTTGTACAAAGGCGCACCGTCCAAGGTCTGGCCATTGCCCAGTTGCCACGCCTTAAAGCGCCTGGCTAAACCATTATGTCCTTCGCCGGCAATGTAGAACACCGAGCCTTGCTTGACCTCATGGCCATGCCAGGCACGTCCGGTGGCCACACAGCAGGCCAAGTCAATGGACACAAAAGACTTACCACCACCAGGATCCCCAAACACTTGCGCTAAGCTGTCGCTCTCGATGTAATCATCCACAATCCAGTTGATCTGGCTAAGTTCCAAGCTATCAATTCTGGAAAACTCAAACGCCAGTTTGTCGCGCATTGGCCCAGCCACGCGCTCGATCTGCTCTTTCACGGCATCAAGCCCCTGCAAGCAGTGCAAGTCATTGAAGTCCGTAGGCTTGTTGTCCACCATGTCAGAGTCCGAAAAGGATGGATACACAATCTCACCAAACACCAAGGCAGCCGCCGCACGGCCCTTGGCCACACCAGGGTTGCCCTCGGTGAACTGGTCATTGTCTGCACCGATGATGATCTTGGAGCCTGGGAACATCTCCTTGGCGCTCTTGGCCACCTTGGCCAAATTGCCACAGTCGAATGCCACCAGCACGGTGTAGCCCGTTGCCTCATGGATTGATGCGCAAGTGGCAAAACCCTCACCCACAAACACGATCTTCCGGTTGCCCCGCAACTCGTAAAACCCGCCCTCGATCTTGCCACCCTTCAAGAACCGCTTGTTGCCATCTGCATCAATGGTCTGGTACGACAGGATCTCCCCTGCTTGGTTAATCACTGGCACAACCAGTCTGCCTGCACGATCAATCTTGATCCCGTTGGCGCCAACGTGCTTTCTCACAAGGTAAGGATGGTCATTGCTTGCATCCGCATACGTTCCAACCTCATCCTCTGCCCTCTCAGCCGCCACGGCCTGCGAAGCCAGCCTGTCAGCATCCTTCTTGGCCTTAACGTCAGCTACCCACTTGTCATGCTCAAAGCGCTCAGTGAACGACATTGCACGGCCAGTATCTGCAATCCACTTGGCTTCAAACACAGGCTCTTTCCAACAGCCGGCAATGCCCACAGGCACTTTGCCACTGGTGTGCAAGATGTACCACCCGTCAAGCGCACCCTTCTTAGATGACACATGAGCCACCCTGTGGATCTCACCGTCAGCAATGATCTGGTCTTTGATCAATAGGCCAGCTGCCTCGCAATGCCGGCGAAACGATTCCTCTGGGTTGATCAGGTCTTGGCTCTCTGTGGCAGCGGCGAAGCCATTGGGGAATATTGTTGTTAGGTTAGTCATACAAATAAAAGTTGTTGTGTTTTTACAGATGTGCCGGCGTCATATCTTATGGAGTTGCCTTTTGGATATGCCTCAACCTCATAATTTAATTGCTGGCGTAACTTGTTTTTTTGTGATTTGCTTCCAACAAAATAGACATACCGATGTTTGGCACTTCTGTTGATTCTGTTTTCTGAATTACCCAAATTGTGCCGGCTATGCTTTCCATCTTCACCAGCCATGTCGGTGCGCTCTTTTGTTGTTCCAGTAAACAAAAAATTGCTTGCTTGATAGATGTAGCCAACATGGCCCATGGCTGTATCAGCATAAGACACCACAATAGTTGGCTTGGGTAACATTTGCAAACTCTTGCTTACCAAGAAAGAAGCGCCATTAGTGATGCCATCATTCAAACAAAGCCTGTTCAACTCCAAAACAATATCTTTGTTTTCTATGCCACAAACGCCCATGCAAAGAAATGGGCTTGCTGGCACACCGTAGGTCACAATGCCTTCTAATTGCTCATCGATGTACAGTCCAAAGGCATGGGAAATTGGGCACATTCTTTTGGCGTAATGCTTTTGCAACAGCCAAGGCTCAACCTCAAAACTGTTGACTGGCAAAACTTTCATGCCTTGGCCTCCACCAACTCAGGCCAAATAGACTGCCAGCTGCCCTGGCACACCATCTTGCGAGTGAGCCTGCCTTCGCTTTGTTGCTCCACTCTGACGGCCTCCCATGCTGACATCTCACGCCGGCCAGTAAGACATTGGTAAAGATACTGTTCATTAATGCCAACTTTTTCTGCCAGTTGTCGGCGCTCATCTGGGGGTATTTGTGTGTTCATAGGACGCAAAGTCTAGCAGATTGCTTGAGCAAGTCCGTATTAGGGAAAGCACCTACACAAATAATTAAAATATTTCTAGCAAAACGCTTGACGACATCTAGCGATCTGCTAGATAATCAATCCATGCCAACGAAATTGTTCTTGGCATCACGCCGAAAGGCCAAAGGAAACAAAATGACAAACGCAACACAAACTAGCCGCAACAAATCAATGTATGGTTTTGCTGATATTGACTCTTACATTGAGTCAGTCAAAGAATCTATCACTTACCAATTCACAGGTGGCAACATGGTAGTCGCTGGCTTGATGTCAGACGCACAAGAACTGATGTCTTTTGGTGACACAGAACGCGCCCGC